CCAACCACCACGTTCAGTCAACTCAGTTGCACCAGCAATACCAAGAACAGCAACGTCTGGCTTCTCAGCAAAAAGGAACTCAACTTTATCTCTAAAAAGGTTGTCAACAAAACCAACATCTTCGTGCATGAAAATGATAATGTCATCATCTTGAAGCCCAGCATTCATCAATGCTTCAATCCCACCGTTATACTTCTTGAAGATATTCTCTGGTTTCTCTTTGTCTTGATCGAAAACCTGTAAGACCTGAGCACCTATTTTCTTCATAGAAGGTTCAGCCATCGTCTTAAATTTTTGATCGTTGTGTCTTGGAATGACACATTTAAAATTAGCCATATTATAATACTCCCATTATTTCTAATAACATCGCCGTGAAGTTTATCTCTTTGTCTACAACGAAAGCATTGCGATACATATACTCTGCTATGACAAGGATAACTTGTCCTTGTTTTGGTTTCTCTAAAAGTGGTAAGAAGTTGTCAAACATATTACGATACATTTCGTCGAAATTATAGTTCCTTTCAATAACGAATCTTCTGGCATCTGTCAACTTCCTATTCAAAACCATTTGATAGAATTCAGTGTCAACCTTATCAACATCAAAGACACCAGTATCAATGATGCCATTAACCTTGGAATAATGTTGAAGTAAGTTAATCATTCTTCTCATGTCAGGATAAAACATATCAACAAGCTTAACGATTGTTTCTTCCTTGAAATCAACCTTCTCAAACTTTAACATTCCACAAAGTCTCTTGACAATAAATGGTTTCAGTTCTTCTTGAACCTCTTTGCTTGTCATGTTGAAGTCTACAGACTGACATCTTGACTTCAATGGTTCAATAACCTTTGTAGCATAGTTACAGGTTATGATAAACCTACAACTGTCTTGAAATTCTTCCATGAACCCCCTCATAGCATTCTGAAGTTCAGGAGTTGCTCCATCAAACTCATCAAGTATACAAATCTTCTTTCCATCTTCATTCTCGCCGAACATAGAATATGAAGAAGCAAACTTTGAGATACGATTTCTCAAAGTGTCTATTCCTCTTTCAAGTGAAATATTGATATAGATTGAATCGACTTTGATATCATTGACAAGACATTTTGCTACCGTCGTTTTACCAGTTCCTGGACTTGAAGAGAAGAGAAAGAGATTTGGAATCTCCTTCTCTTTTACAAGTTGAAGAAAGAACTTTTTGGTGGAGTCTGGAAGCAAAACTTGATTAATATTTTCTGGTCTGTATTTCTCAACCCATAAAGTATAGCTCAATTGCTTTTTGCTCATTTCGTCCCCTTAGTTCTAAGCTTTTCAAGTTTTGTTCTGTTCGTCTTTATAACTTTCTTGACTTTTGTCAATGTACAATTTAGTGATGATGCTGTCTTCTTCAAAGAATCCTGCTTGATATATTCCTTGAGAATCTTGTTGACTTCTACTGCTGGAATTTCTATTTCTTCACCACCATCGTTTTCAGTATGGATAGGAAGACCAGCCTTGATTCTTTTGGCTTGTTCTCTTCTTTCCTTTCTGAATGCGCTTTTAATGAATTTAGACATTTTACGTTTCTGTTCTCTAGAAATTTTCTTTGTCATTTTACTTGCGTCGTAGTAAGCTTCAACCTGCTTTTCTTTCTCAGTTTTTCCACGGAACAGACATCGACAAGGAACAGGCATTTTTGTTGAATGATCCAAACCTTCATACCCTTTTTCGTAACAGTGGTTACAACCTTTTGCTGGGTTACGAATCTGAACATTGTTTTGTTTTGCGATTGCTTTGATGATCTGCCAAGGAGTCATGTCCTCTCTTTTTAGAATTTCACCAGTATCGGCATCAACAAATCCATCAACATCTTCAGGAACATCATACTGCTCACCAGTCAAAATACCTTCATCTTCTACAAAATCATCATCGTATTCATCACCAGGAGTGAACATCTGATTGTTTTCGTCAAGAACTACTTCTTCCTCTTCCACAACAGCATCATTATCATTAATGGTTGTTGATGACTCAAGTTCTTCAATTTCGTTATCAACTTTCTTCTTCTTTGTCATAACTGTTACCCCTTAATTTTGCCAGTGTAAATATCGAGACTAAGTTTTTCGTCAACCAAAGAAATACGAATAAATCCTTGTGCTTTGATTTCAATAATATAATCTCTCTTGACAGGAAGCTTTTTAAAGGTGTCAGAGAACATCACGAAGTCAATTTCATCCTCAAAGTTTGTGAGATTCTCAACATCAAAAGTCTTCTCAAATGTGTTGTCATGTAGGTTATTGTAAACCTTGATTGTCAACTTCTTTCCATTTCCATAAACCTGAGCTTTCTTGGAATTGATAAGTCCAATCAACTTCAACAGTTCATCCAAGTTTTCAGAAGACAACTGTATACGAACATCTGGGTTCGTAAAGTTGATTGTCTTTGGTCCTTCTTCGATTGCTTCTGGGTTTGACAAGAGATAACTTGTCTTTGAACTTCCCTCTTTGAGTGTCACACTCTTTTGACTGATTGAAATCTCTGGTTCTCCAAGAGCCTTCAAATACTGGAAGAATTCAGGATAGTTATAGAATGCTATCTGATCTTCATTGAAGTCAAAGTATTCTCTTGGTGCTTTCAAATCGTAGGCAATGGTTGCCTCGCTGTCAGCTCTTCTTACAACAACATTACCTTCTTCGTCCTTTTCAAATATGACTTGGGTGTTAATAGATGTGAGGTCTTTCACCAAGTCAAACAACTCACTATTATACTGGACTTTTGACATTTACAACTCCTTTGTTGAATTGTGTTGTTTATATGTATTATAAAGATATCATATTATTCTTTGGTTGTCAAGAAAATTTCTTTGCAAAAGCTTTTTATCTGCGACTTTTTACGAAGATATTTTTCAACATCATCAAACCAATATGGTGGAATTTCTATTGGTTCACATTCTACTTCTGGAACTCTTGGAGATTGACTTTCAAACGCAACCCCTTCTTCGTTGAAACAAGCATTGATTTTAGGAAGCCAAACTTCTTGGATGGTTCTCCTTGTATAAGAATGAACAGGATCATCTTGAATTTCAACATTATACTTCAAGGCTCTCATCTATCGTCTCCCGAACCTCTCAATTGATCTCTGTCTTGTCTTGATCTGAGTTTGGTTATATTTCCCTTGGCAACATCATCCATTGAAATATCTAACTCAGTACACATTGCGGCGACATACCAAAGAACATCACCAAGTTCTTTTGCTAAGTCTTTCTTATTCTCTTCTGTAATCACTCCACCTTGGTCGCGAAGGATTTTCTTTACCTTACCTTGTATTTCTCCAACTTCACCGAGACCGTTTGAACAATAGGAAAGTCCAAGATACTTCATAACTGTTTCTGGGATTTCTTCATTGCCAGCAGCCTTGAATTTTTCAAGGTAGATTGCGGTCATTCCTGCCATAATTTGATAATCTTGAAAATCCATTATACCTCCAATATACAGTAATAATTTTCAGAACCTTCTATATCTATTAGTTGATATTCGTCTTCTTTAAAGTAAAGGATTAAACCAGAGTCAGATTTACCAGAGCCTTTATAACCTACAATAACTTTGTCTGTGAGATATGGTGTTTCGTACATTTGAATTATTCCGTTTATCTTATCACCAATTATTGAGTATCCAAGTTTTTTTATTCCATCATAAATTTCTTTCGGAACCAAAACAAAGTTACCGGCACCTCTTCTTGTATTGACGGCTATTTTGTTACTCAACTGTATAATTGCTGATACTAAAGTAAGTCCATCCCAACCATTCTCAAGTCTCTTTTTACTTTCGGGTTTGGTTACTTCAATTATTTTATCAATAATGACTTTAATAATATCAGTTTGAAATGTTTGATATTTAGTTTCGTCAATCTCTTGTTGTTTAATTGCCATTTTCAAAGTCGGGAAACTACCATCATTCTCAAAATTGATGTCATTAATATTAGCGGCTGATGTTAAAGGCGATCCTGGATTTTTTGCTGGCTCATAAAATATTCTCATAGCAAAAGCTTTTTCTTCCTCTCCAGCTTTTTGGATTGCTATAATATCTTCAAATTTAATCTTCATTATTCAAAATCCTCCTCTGATTTACAAGTGTCGTAAGTTCTTCTAACGTGTTCACGAACCTTGAATGTTTCACCACATTCAGGACATTCAACGATACTATCCTCTTCGTCTGGCCACCCATGATAGGAAATAGAGATACCGTTTTCATATATTATCATGCTATCCCCATCGTAGGAGATATCAAACTTACAGTATGGACAACGGACTCTTTGTTCTTCTTTGTAGTTCTCTAACCATTTGTCATAATCAAACATCTGTAGAAGACTCCTTTTCAGCTTCAAGTCTACTAATATGTTCTCTGAGAATTGTGTTACAAAACTGATTGAATGTAACATCTTTTTCGTGGGCCATCTTGGCGAGAACTAGAAACTCGTAATCTGAAAGTTCAATTTCTACATTTTCAAAACCTGTGTTTTCTTCATTACGACACATAATATAAACTCCTTTGTTCAATGTACCCTAATATTATAACGTGTTCAAAACAAAATGTCAATGAATAAGTTTATCAACCACATCCAGCATGTCCACATGACTTACAGACGAAACATCCACTTTCCATGACTAATGTTTCTTTACAATCCGGACAAGTCATTCCAACTATTTGTCTTCCGTCTTCAATAGTTTGTCCTATGAACTTTCTAACAGCCGTAAGAAGTGTAGAAACATTATCTCCATCAATACCCGTCAAGGATACAAGGATATCTTCTCTTGGAACATTATGCCTCATACAAAGTGACACCATACGAGCAAGTCTGTTATGTGGATAATCACCTAAACACTTTTCCCAAGTATCATCAATAATCTTCTGGTCGATTCCAACACCAAGAGCTAACTTGGTGAGAGACTTACATGCTCTGTTACAAGCGATTGTCTGCTTAGTATCGTTTGTGTGGATCCAGAATGCCACTGGATATTTCATTTCTTTGTCATCTGGGAGATAACTGAAATGAATGTAAAACTTGGCCCCTTCTCTTTTGATTGTAGTTGTTGGGCCGTTGATGAAGACTTCTGGAAGTTTGATATCCTTTTTGATAATCTCTCTTTTCTCTTCAGCTTTTTCTATTGTAGAAAGAACTGACTCCATTGAACCTTCACGATAAGTTGTAAAACCTATCAATCC